TTCTTCGGCCGTGGGCTCACCAAGAACAAGGAGGCGTGACCGTGGCTTCTGACTACGGGATCAACTTCGGGTTCCGGCGCTCCGACGAGTCGATGGCGATCCGCGAGGGCCGCTTCAAGACTCCTGCGGGCTCGGCCCTGAAGCTCGGCACCGCCGTTGAGATCGACCCGGCCGCGCCGGGTTACCTCAAGCAGTCTGCTGCCAACGCCGTTGGCATCACCCGCTCCGGTTTCGCGGGCATCCTCGTGCAGGAGGAAGTCCACATCCGGTCGGCTTACGAGGACCAGGAGACGGACTCGTTCACGCGAGGCGTCGCCCGTGCCGACAAGCTCTCGGTGATCTACTCGGGAGCGGGCACGAAGATCTGGCTCGCCAACAACGCAGCCCAGACGCGCGCCGATGGCCGCGTCATCGACGCTGTGACCATCGTGACCGTCACTGGCCTGGCCGTGGGCGAATGCCTCGGCTGGGACGGCTCCAAGTGGGTCGAGTCTGACGGCACGACCATTCCCCACTGGCTGCGGGTCACCGCAGTCTCCGGCAGCGGCGCGACGGGCTACGTCGAAGCCGTCCTTCAGTTCTGAGAGGGGTGAACGAAACCATGACCAGTCTCATCAGCAACCTGATCAACAGTGGGTCACCAGCAGTTGACCCCTTCGGACGCCCCAAGCGTGAGGAAGTCGAGGAGTACGCGCGCCTGAAGGCCGCACTCAACGAGGAAGCACGCGAGAACTGGCACAACGAGGCGTGGAAGCGCGAAGTCGCCATCCTCATCGCCTCGCGCCTGGACTACGGATTCACGTTCGAGAACCTGTTCTCGACGTACTTCCGCACCGAGCGCGTCGGTGAGTTCGAGACGGTCGAGGTGCGCGAGCGCCGTGGCCTGAAGGTGTTCTACACCTCTCGTGGTGGCTACATCGACGAGTCGCAGCTCAAGACCGAGCGTTGGGAACTGCCCCGCGACACCATCGGTTTCCACGTCTCGGAGCACGAGGACAAGCTGCGTGCGAACTTCTCGGACACCGCCGAGTCGCTGGTCTCCCTCGCGGAGCAGCGCCTCGACGCCGAGGTCAACCGCCGCATCTTCAACCTGCTCCAGGCAGCGATCCCGAACGGCAACCCGTACTACGTCTCCACGGCGGGCCTCACCAAGGCCAACCTGGACGACGCGCTGCGGAACGTCCGTGATGCTGTCAAGCCGAACAACGGCGTCACCCCCCCGGTGACGATCATTGGTCGGGCCGCGATGATCGACAAGATCAGCGCGGTGGTCGTGGACGCGGCAACGCTGAACGACCCGGACGGCACCGCCGAGATCCGCCAGAAGGGACGCCTGGGCGTCTACCGTGGCGCGAACGTCGTGCAGGTGAACAACTACACCGACGAGAACGACCTGTCGTACATCCCGGCCAACGAGCTGTGGGTGTTCGGCGGCGACGTCGGCAAGTTCGCCATGTACGGCGACCTCCAGGCGAAGTCCTGGACGGAGAACACCGTGGACTACTGGCACTACCGCGGCCGGAAGGACATCGGTGGGCTGGTTCACCACCCGGAGCAGGCGCGCCGGATCGTGGACTCCAGCGTCACCCCGTAAGTCCCGCTCGTTTCGAGGGCGGTGGGAAAGGGCGGTCCTTCTTCGGAGGGGCCGCCCTTCCTCTTTCTACGGCGCGTCTCTTCCTACGAACGCCCGTTAGCAGTACCTTGACCTGAAGTAGAACCGGACTGGGAGGAAATGGGATGAGTCGGACCAGCAGGGCCATCGAGATCGTGCAGGACACGGCCGCTTTCGTGCGGTCCACCGCCACCACCGTGGCTGCCGCTGCGGCGGGCTTCGCCGTGTTCATCGCGGGCGTCACGCAGCTTGACGTCGTGCCCGACGAATACACCGATGAGGTTGCCGTCGCCGCCGCCATCGCCAGCGGTATCGCTGTGGTGGCTCGCCAGTTGATCGCCTGGCTCGACCCGAAGAACCTGTCCTTCGGTCGCGTTGAGGTTGAGGTCGATCCTGGAGCCGACGAGCCGGGAGACAGCGACGGAAGCGGCATGGTTCCCGAGGAGAACGTCGAGCCCTTGCCTCCGAACGAGCCGGACATCGACGAAGAGACGGCCAATGCGCCCGCCGAGCCCGAGGCAGGGCAGGACTGATGGCCACGCGCATGGGGGCGAAGGCCATTGCCTACGCCAAGACGATCACCCGCTGGCCGGTCGGCTACTGCCTGAAGTTCGTCAGGACGTGCTTCAACGTGTCCTCCAAGTACCCGAGCGCCATCAGCGCCTGGAACAACGCGAAGTACCGCCACGGCCCGTCCAGCGCGATCCCGGCAGGCGTGCCGGTGTTCTTCCGGGGCGGGAAGTACGGTCACGTCGCCATCAGCCTGGGTAACGGCATGTGTCGCTCGACGGACTACCCGCGTGCCGGTGTGGTCAGCGACGTGAAGATCAGCACCCTCGCCGCGAAGTGGAACTACCCCTACATCGGGTGGTCCGAGGACTTGAACGGCGTCCGGGTGTGGGTCAAGCCGACCGCAGCCCCGAAGGTCACCCCGCTGTCGCTCTCCACGAAGGTGGGCAAGGTGGGCTGGCAGGTCAGTGACCTGCGCTGGGTGCTCTACAAGGCGGGCTTCCTCGACAGGAAGTACGTCAACGGCTCAGACCTCTACGATGGCTACGTGCAGGCCGCCGTGGCGCGCTTCCACAAGTCTCCGACTGGCAAGCAGTTCGCAGACTCGAACATCAAGCAGATCGGCTCGATGGGCTGGCGGCATGTTCAGCGCCTTGCCGGTCGGGTTCTGTAACTCACAGGGATTGGTCAGGAGGACCGCATGGCTGCAACAGTGGGACAGGGACAGAAGATTCGCACCCGCGAGGGTGAGGAGCTGTGGGACTCGACAGTCCCCGGCACCATTTGGCTGATCGTCGCTGACGACAAGGGCCGCGACAAGGACGTGGTGGTTCGCGGGTTCGGCCGTCTCCGCATCTCGCCGGATGACCGCGAGATCTGTCAGGAGATGGTGGTCGATCCTCAGCACGACGTGTTCACCAACGGCTCGCTCGTGCGCGTGGATGCAGACCAGAACGAGAACCCCAAGACGGCCTCGCCGGACGCCTTGAACACCGACGCCCTGCTGGAGATCTTCGCCCTGTCGGGTTCCAAGTTCACGGAGAAGGTGGACAGCCTCAACGAGTTGACCGTTCGCCGCCTCCGCGAGGTCGCTGAGGACGTGGACGCCACGAACTCTCAGATCGTCCACCTGGACTCGGTGATCGCTGAGAAGTGGGCGGTCGGCGGGGACACCCCCTCCTACCGCGAACTGAAGGGCTTGGGTCAGGTCGCTTCGCAGACCGGCTGAGCGTGAGTGGACGGGAGGCCCTGCTTCGGCGGGGCCTCTTGTTTGCTGTCCGGGGGGTGCCGATGAAGGGTCCGACGACCGAGGAGGGGCTGTGGCCGCTGGTGTGTACGACCTTGCCATTGAGCAGGGCGCTACCTTCCGCCGCCTGCTGCGCCTGAAGGACTCGGCGGGGGCGGTCATCGTCCTGACTGGTTACACCGTTCGGGCTCAGATCCGAGCCAAGGTCACCTCGCCCGATGTCCTGTGGTCCATTACCGCGACGGTGAGCAACGCGGCAGCGGGCGAGGTCACGCTTTACATCTCCGACGAGGACACCGCCACGTTCGACTGGAAGTCCGGCGTGTGGGACTTGGAGCTTGTGCAGCCTGACGGCGACGTGATTCGTCTGCTGAAGGGCAAGGTCACCAACGACTTCGAGGTGACCCGATGAGCGAGGACATCGTTGTCATCGAGTCGGCTCAGGTCGATGTCGTTCAGGAAGTCACCGAGGTCACGATCCAGATCGTTGAGCAGCCGCTCGATGTCACGGTTGAGACCCCGACCACAGTGGTGGAAACGTCCGTTGCCGTCACAGAACTGGCTCCGGGTTTGACCCAGCGCGCTGAGGCCGTGTCCAGCACGTTGGCTTATGTCGGGGAGGCGGAGCCTGGCTCTCTGCCCTCTGAGGATCGGTGGCGCATCCGTCGCATCCAGGAACAGGGATCTGGGCTGACTGTCACGACCTGGGCTGAATCTGACTCAGGCTTCGTTCATGCGTGGGACGACCGCGCCGGATACGTCTACGGATAGGTGAATCATGGCTCTCATCGTTGACCCGGACCTTCTGGCCGACAGCGCGGCAGACGACGGTTCTGCTGAGGTCTACATCAACACGGCCACCAAGACCATCAAGCTGGTCACGACCGGCGATCTGTCCACGGACGGCGTGACCCTCAAGTGTCTCTACTCCTTCCTCAAGGAGGAGTGGAAGAATGACCCGAACACCAAGAACCTCGCGGCCTTCCAGTTCCCGATGGTTCCCATCACCGACGAGGAGTACGAGTTCGTCGGTGGCTGGGACTTCTTCAACGACACCGGCCGCTACCTGATCCGCACGGGTGGCTGGACGGTCAAGAACGTCGCGGGTAACACCACGCAGATCTGGGCGGGCATCATCGGCCTGGGTGCGGTCGAGTCCAACGACCAGCCGTACTTCTGGCAGGGCGGCGCGACCACCGCCACGAACTTCCAACTGACCGGCCAGATCAACCAGGCCATTCAGGTGTTGAAGGACGACGACGGTGATGGCAACTACGCGGAGGCGTCGGACTTCGACCGTCGCACCTCGCTGACGCTGTTTGTCCGTGAGCAGGGCCAGACTTTCGCTCAGGCGACGCTGACCGACATCGGTGTTACCTCGATGAAGGGTCAGGTCTACCGCTTCCCGCTGAGCACCGGGTCCGACCTGAAGATCGTCGTTGCCGACACCGGCATCAAGGCGTCCGGCACGGGCTACCCGGCTGACGTCGCGCCGTACTCGGGCATGACGATCACCTACTACGCCACGCCGCAGTCCAAGGCGCTTCAGGGCGGCTCCTACAACTTCGGCGTCGTGGTGGACGCGAACGGCCAGACGCTTCAGAAGACCTACGAGCTTCTTCAGTACGCGCTGCGCCAGAACGCCGACATCGACTCTGACGCCAGCACCGTGACCGGCAAGATTGCCGCTCCGCTGGCCCGGTTCGTCGGTGACACTCTCTACACGTTGGCCTCTGACAACAGCCAGGGTGGCGGCACGGGTGTCTTCATCGAGAACTTCGCCTCGGCTGACCTGAACTCGGTCTTCTTCAAGGACAACACCGGGGTTGACCGGCAGTACGCCTACACGGCGAACTTGACGATCAACTTCAACGACAACCTTGTCAACGACGGTGCCGCGAAATACTGGGTCTACTTCACGACGCTGCCGGGCTCCACGAACGACTGGGGCGAGTCGGGTGCGGTCATCGTGGATGACGCCGCTGCCGCTGACATGACCGGCACCATCAGCGGTAGCTCGGTGGTCAAGACGTTCGACTACGACGCCAACGCGCAGGGTGGTCGCACGCCGGGCACGGACGCTGCCATTACGGTGGTGGCTATCGGCCTCACGACGGGCCAGTACGTCAAGGCCACTGGCACCATCGCTCGTTCCAAGTCCAACGCTGTTTCCTTGGTCGCGCCGCTGGAGCGCAACTTCAGCAACCCCTGATCGGAGAAGGTAGATGGCTCAGACCTACACCGTTGCGGCTGTGGGCGCGACGTTCGCCAACAACAAGTCCATGCTGGGTCTCTTCAATGGTGCTGGCTCAGGTCGGTTCATCAAGGTCTACCGAGTGTGGGTGTTGAACAACCAGACCGCTGGCGTGACGGGCGTTCTGACGACCTGGGCATTGCGTCGCACCACCGCGCAGTCTGGTGGCACTTCGATCACCCCGGTCAAGCACGACACCGCGTCCGAGACTGCCCCCGCTCAGTGCCTGTTTGCCACTGGAGGCACCGTGACGCTCACAGGGGTTGAGTTGCGTCGCTGGATGTGGTCAAACGACGAACCTGCCGTTTCCTCGGCAACTTCCGACGAGTTCGAGTGTCTGGTGCCACTCAACTGCGTGTGGGACTCCACAGGCGACGCCAATATTGAGCCCATTGTCTTGCGCGAGGGGGAGGGCATCTCCGTTCATCACACAGGTTCTTCGGCGGTCGGCTTGGCTGACGTGTTCGTGGAATACACGCTGGCTTCGTCCGTCTGATCGGATGGCCCGCTACCAGTACCGAATCTCGGGGACGTTCGAGTGGTTCGCGTCCTCGGGTTCGGCGCTGGCCGCTGTCACTAACCGGCTGGGGTCGAACAAGAAGGTCACGCTTCGGTCAGCGCAGATTTCTTCCTTGACGGTCGCTGACAACGCGACGGCAGGAACACCCACTTCGACAACTACGGTGTTTGTCCGCCTGATGACTGGCGGCGTCGTTGTCGGGGGAGAGTCGGTCGCCCCCGCGCCGTTGGATACGGACGCTGCTGCATGGCCATCTACTGTCACCGTGACGAAGAACGCCAACCATTTGTCTGCCAATACAGTGGGGACGGCGCAGATCGTCAAGAACATGGTGCCCGCTGGTTTGCAGTATTGGTTCCGGCAGAGGCCGTCGTCGCGTTGGGGCGGGCTGGCTCGCGGCGTTAGGCGAGGTGGCTCTACCCCGGTTGAGAAGGTCGTCATTCGGCAGGGTGAGAACTATTCGGTGCGCCTGTCCATCGCCCCGCAGCTTCCGCTCCCGTTGCGGGCGTCTATCACCATGCGTCGGCAAGGCAGCCCCGCACGCACCTGGGTGGCGTCCTGTTTCGTCATCGGCCAGGTGGGCGGCGAGTGCTTGATCGCGGTGGCGAACGAAGCCGGATCGGGTGAGGTCATCGAGATTGTGGACGTAGCTGTTGAGGAGGTCGGCACCTTTGACTCCCCGTACTTCCAGTTGGTCCCGGTCGGTTCGATGGACCCCACATCTGTCACTGACCCCGTGCAGCCTTCAGTGTTGAAGATGGACACTAACTACCCTGACCCGCTGACCTGGCTCCAAGTCTTTGCCAACGCTCCCTTCCTGCCCCGCGACGTTCCCGAGCAGGCCCTTTCGGATGCCTCGGCGGGCTCACCGAAGGGCTCCAACTACTTGAAGGCCAAGGACTTCATTGGCCCTGTCTACCGCTGCCTGTTCCCCGAGTACGCAGCAGTCTCCACCGTTCGACTCCCGGACGGTCTTCACCACCACCTTGCCCCGTCGCTTGCAGACATGGGTGTGATGCGTGCGGGCATCACCCTGCGCCCCGGCGAAGGTGTCGCCTTGGTCTCGGCCGCCGAAACTGCTGCCATCTCGACCGCTGTCGGCTTGTCCGGGTGGAACGCCTACGAGATCACGTTCGTGTTCGACGTGGAGCCGCTGTTTGAGCCGACCATCAACGTCACCGGCCTGACCAACCCGTCCGAGGTCAGGATTTATGAGGCTGGCACCACCACCCTGCTCGCGGGCCAGGAGAACGTCACCTCGGGCACCTTCTCGTGGACCTATGACCCTGAAGTCGTGACCGATGTGGACATCGCCATCCTGTCCCTCGGCTACCAGAACATTCGCCTGCTGAACCAAGCTCTCCCGGCGACATCCGACCTGACCATCCCTGTCCAGCAGCAGACCGACCGCCAGTACGAGAACATCTGACATGGCGATCATCACGTTCAACGGACCTGCCAAGACCATCACCGTGGGCTACGACGGGGCGATCACCGAGGTGTCGGCCACCGAGCTCTACTCGGAGTGGAAGCTGTGGCTGACTGCGGGCAACGCCCAGTACCCGCAGGCTTTCTCGGAGTCGGTGGGCGGCAACGACCTCGGCGGCGGGGTGGCCCTGTCGGCCTACTACTTCCTTCGCAACGACCTTGGGTGGCGCATCGTCCCCGAGAACGGCTACGACTTCACCCTGGCGATCAGCGGTGACATCTACCCGCAGGACGCCAACACAGCCTTCGTCACGCCGCCCGCAGGCGACTACACGGTGCTGGTGTCGCTTCAGCGTTCCGCCGCGTCCTACGTCGTCGCTGGTGGCGGCGGGGGCGGCTCTTTCGATCCCGACGATGTTGCCGATGCAGTATGGGACAAGTCGATGTCTTCGTACACGACCCCAGGAACCTTCGGTGACAGGGTGAGGAGGTTGCTGTGGCGGTAGACCTGATTGAGGTCACCACCGACATCACTGATGTCGAGGTGGTCGAGGTCTTCACGCCCGGCGTCCAGGGGCCTGCCGGTCCCGGTGGTGGCGGTGGCGGCGGGGGCGACTTCCAGTTCCAGGCCGATCCGATGTGGACGCCCGCAGGCACGGGGCCGAACACGGCGGGGGCGCTGAGGTTGCGGAGCGACGGGAAGCTGTTCTTGTGCTCAGCCTCCGGCACGCCGGGGGAGTGGTGGGAGATCAGCGGCTTCACGCTGACTGACCTTGGCGAGGTTTGGATGTACGGCGCACTGGGCGCTGCACCGTTCGGTGGCACTGGATTCGGAGGCATCGGTGGCTGACGCCCACAAGAACTTCGCGGCCTCCACGGTCGCGGCTGCGCCCTCCCCTGCCGCTTCAGGCACCACGCTCACGGTGGCAGCGGGTGAAGGCGCTCGTTTCCCTGCCGCCCCGTTCAACGCCACGGTCTTCCCTGCCGCGCAGGCCCCGAGCGTCACCAACGCGGAGATCGTGCGGGTGACCGGGGTTGTCGGAGACGTACTAACGGTCGTTCGCACCCAGGAGTCCACAGCAGCTCGCTCGATCATCGTGGGCGACCGGATCATGGCCGGTCTCACGGTGAAGTCGCTCACGGACATCGAGGCTTCTGTCGATGCCGAGGTGGCTGCCCGAATTGCCGCTGATGCCCTGCTGATCCCGCTCAGTCAGAAGGATGCTGCCAACGGGGTCGCCACCCTTGATTCGGGCCAGAAGATCCTCTTGGCCCGCATCCCGCAGGGTGCCAACGGCGTCGCCATTCTCGATGGCTCTGGCGTGCTGCCGTCTTCAGCGATGCCTCCGCTGGCGATCAACGAGACGACCGTCGTTGCCGACCAGGCGGCGATGCTCGCGCTCACCGCGCAGCGCGGTGACATGGCGATCCGCAGCGACAACGGCAGGACGTATGTCCTGTCCACCGACTCCCCTTCGACTCTGGCCGACTGGAAGGAAGTCCTGGCCGCTGGTCAGGTCGTCTCGGTCAACGGGCAGACGGGCGTCGTTGTCGTCGGCATCGCAGACATCGCTGGCCTTCAGGCCGCACTCGACGCCAAGGCTGTCGATGCTGCGGTAGTTCATCTCGCCGGAACCGAGAACATCAGCGGCGCTAAGACGTTCCTTGCGACTCTGGCTCTGCTCGGGTCGGCGCTCGACATTCGGGACTCGGGTGGCAACTACCGGGTGAGCATTGACGCGCTGACCACGCCGCGCGTTTCCCTCGGTACGCCGAGCAACCCGCTTGCGTTTGCCGACATGCGCGCGGAGGGCTCAGAGTTCCGCATCAAGGGCTACGGCCGCCCCATCTCGTTGCGTCGCGTCTCAACGGGTGTGATCGGTGACCCCACTGCTGATAAGACCAGCGTCGTCGTGCAGCGCGAGGCGTCGAACACGGGCGCGAACTTTGAGGTTCGTGACACCGATGGCACGACGGTGCTGGCCCGCATCACCGCCACTGGAGTGCCGTCAGCAAGTGTTGACCTTGTTCGCAAGGCTGAGCTCGACCTGAAGATCAGCGCCACCGAGAAGGGCTCAGGCAACGGCGTCGCCACTTTGGATGCTGGCGGGCAGGTTCCCGCCGCGCAGATCCCGGCGATTGCGATCACCGACTACCTCGGCACTGTGGCGAACCAGGCCGCGATGCTGGCCCTGAGTGGGCAGAAGGGCGACTGGGCGATCCGGTCGGACACGCAGACCGTCTTCGTCATCACCGGCAGCGATCCAACAATCCTGGCCGGATGGACAGAGCTTTCATATCCGGCGTCGGCTGTTGTGTCGGTGAACGGCGACACCGGGGCTGTTGTTCTGACCGCCCCCGACGTTGGAGCCGCTACTTCCGCCCAAGGAGCTCTTGCTGACACCGCCGTTCAGCCCGGTGATCTTGGTGCTGTTGCCACGTCGAACGACTACAACGATCTCGACAACCTGCCTACCGGCGGCACTGGCTTGCCAGTGTTCGGGACGTGGGCCTACGACCAGGCTGATGAGGCGCTGCCGGTATCGAGCGGCACCTTCACGCTTAGCGTGGTCAAGGGTTTCATCATTGCCAATGTCACCTACTCGCTGTTCCTGTCGGGAACCGCTATTGAGGGGTCGCGCACATCGCTTTTGGGAACGATCCGCGTCGGTGACATTCTGGAACTCCGTTCTGCCGACAATGCGTATCGGCTTCGCATGACCGCAACGACAGCGTGGTCTGCCGACACCATTGGTGTTTCCATCGTCGCCCCCACTAGCTGGGGATCGGTCCCGGCGAACACTGTGATGACGCTGCTCGTGTACCCAGTCTCGGACGGCAACCTGCGGTACCAGAACAACGCTTTCACGCCGAATAACGCCACTGGCAGCAACGGCGACATGATGGTTGTCCACTTTCCCGATACCTCAAACATCAGGACGAACACGCGCCTGGTCGGCCCTAAGGCGGCTGGTTCCTGGCCTGCGGCCGATGCGGTCGATGCCAACGGGGACAAGATCTACCTTCCCTACCGCTCCAAGACCCAGCAAAGCTCCGACCTGATCCCCGGCTGGCGACTCACGTTCGACACGGCATGGGCCACGGGGGCGGCCCCTACGGACATGGTGAAGGATGGAAACTTTGGAGGAACCGGCTGGCAAGCCTCGGTGGCCGGGACAATCTCAGGTTTGTCTCGTTATCACCAAGTGAAGGAAGCGCCTATGGCGTTCTTCTCGGGCGCGTTCACTATCACCGCGCTGCCTGAGGCCACAAGGTTCTTCTTCTTCGGCCAGATCATTACGTCGGGTTCACAGGTGTACGGCTACTGCATTCGGATCGAAGCAAGCGGTGCCTTGACTATTCGGATGATGGATTTCGTCAACGGCGTTGACACTGCACTCGCCTCGGGAATGACTGTTGTTGCGAACGACACCATTGTGTTTGAGCGGTTCGGCTACCGGCTGACCGTGCGGAAGACCAACGGAACGGCCCGGACGCTTCTCGACGCCGATGCGGCCGCATCATCGCGGCCGTTGAGCACCTACATTGACGACGTGTCGGACCCCCTGTACGCCAAGTCCTTCTCAGGAGCATCGTTCGGGCTTGCAACAAATTCGACCGCCGTGCGGGTGGAGAAAGTGAGGTTCGCGGGATGACCGTTCCTACTGCCCTTGAGCTTGCAGCACTCAACCCTGCCGACCCTGCCGAAACGGCTGCGGCCGTTGCAGCAAGCGAAGCGCAGAATGCGCTGATCGCTGCTCAAGAGAATCCGTACCTGCGAGCCGAAGCCGACGCCTGGTTGGCTCTGATCGCCATCGACCCGCTCAATCCGCCCGCACAACAGATTCTGGGAGCCTGACATGGCCAATCTCACCAACGCAGCCGCGCTCATCGGCCAGCAGGACTTCCGTCTTCGCGTCGCCTTGGGATGCGTGGAGGCCGCCGTGGACATCTGCGCGGAAGATCCGCAGACCGCTGGACACGCGCAGCGCAAGGCCCTGGCCCAGGAGGTCTTGGCTGCCCCCATCGTGGGGGCTCAGCGGTTTGTGTTCACCGTCGCCACCAACGATTCGATCAGTGCGGCCGGTACGGCAACTGACAATGACATCGCCTTCGTCATCGCCTCCAACTGGAACGCCCTCGCCGGGGTGTAAGTGGGCGGCCTAGATTGCCCAGCCCCATAGGACGATGGGAAGAGTATGGCGACGAATCTGAGCACTTTGGTCGAGCCGCTTCAGCGCGAGCTTGCGGTGCCGGGTGAGTTCGACACCTACTTCCCCGACACTGACGAGGACGGCCTGATCGGCACGCTCTCCGACGCTTTCGCGGAGTGCCAGTTGGACGGCTTCTTTGGCACGCAGACGCTGGACCTTGAGACCTTCGACGTGTCCCCCGACCTGTCGCTGCCAGGCGGTGCCCTGGTGGTGCTCTACGCCGCCTCCCGAACCATCCGGGCCAGGATGCGCTCGATGAACAGCACGGAGCGGTACAAGGCCGGGCCGGTCGAGTTTGAGACGGGCAAGGCGGCGTCGATGATGACCGCCGAACTGAAGCTGATTCAGGACACGAAGGACCGCCTCATCGCGCAGGGCAAGAAGTCCGGGGCGATGGACTACGTGTTCGACGGCTACTTCTCGCGCGCCTCGGTGCAGTGGAGCAACCTGGCCGTCGAGCGTTCCTCCGGGTTCTTTGCTTACGAGCTGGCGGGGTAAGTCGTGGCGAGCCCCACGCCCCCCGGCTTCAATGCGGCCACCGTCATCGCGGGGCTTCAGAAGGCCATGTCTTTCGGCGCGCCGGAGACCACGGGCGACCAGGCGACGTTCTACATGCCGCGAACGTCCGTTGTCACCGATCCGAAGGACGACGAGGGCGTGCCCTTCGATGTCACGGTTCGTCCCACTTTGTCCACATTGGTGAAGAAAGTCGTGCCGTGCGCCTACGAGTACGTGGACGCTGAAGGCAAGATCGAGAACTTCGGCATGATCGCCCCCGCCCGCGTCCAGATCACCCTGCTCGACGCTGAGTACCAGCAGGTCAAGGGCTTCGAGTACGTCGCCATCGGCGGCCAGCGGTTCATGTACCGCCGCACCGAGCCGCCCGTCGCCCTCGGGTCCATCAACGTCTGGACCCTTCACTGCACAGCGGAGGACCAGGCATGACCCTTCGCCACTCGTCTCGTCACGTCCACCAGACGGTCGCCAAGAAGATCGAGGACCAACTGGTGGCGCTGGGCTGGACAGACCCTTTGCTGACTCCGTTCGGGGCCACGGCCCTGCGCTTCCAGACGTCCATGCCCGCCGACTACGAGGCTTCAGCGAAGCTGGCTCCCGGCACGGTGGCGATCACCATGATGCGGGAGTTCGACTCGATGGAGGAGGAGATGGGCGGGCCGCTGGCCTCCTACGAGATGCCCCTGTTCATCGACATCTTCATGGAGAACGAGTCCCTGGCCACCGCCGTGGCCCTGGACGTTCGGGACACCCTCAAGGGCCGCTTCAACAACATGGTCACCATCTTCCCCGTCCTGGACTTTACTCAGCCGGTGCCAACGCCCGTTACCGGCTGGCAGATTGAGCTGGAGGACTGGGAGATGGAGCGCAGCGAGCGCAGCGAGAACTGGATGACCTGCCGCATCACGGCCAGGGTCTACTTCCCGAACGTGGCGTACACCCCGGTGGTGAACGCCTGATGGGGAACAACGAGTTCGTTCGCAACCTGCTCATCGAGCAGCGCAAGCGCCTGACCGGCACGCTGATGAAGTACCTGGAGGTCAACGTCTACCCGACGCTGAGCCCGAAGCAGCGCACCGAACTGCGGGACAAGGTGCTGGCCGCCATCGGGGCGTACCACGACACCTGCCTGGACATTCTGAAGGCATCGGTGGATGACGGCTTTGAGCAGAACCAGTTGGCGATGGAGGTCAGGGATCTGACCAGCTCCCTGAGCCGCCTGCTGCGGGAGAGTGAGCAGGTTGGCTAGTCCCGGCGCGTCCTTCCCGACCCCGGACGGCGGGAACCTGCGCTGGAAGACCACCGTGACTGTGGACGCGGTGAACTCGGCCTATGTCTTCACCCAGGGAGCGTTCAGGGGCCAGCCCGGCAACAAGGGTCAGCTCCGCGCCCTGCCCCCGGACCTGAAGGCGCAACTGGATGGCCTGTATCGGGCGTTCGCCTACCGGCAGCAGGACCGGGTGGTGGAACTGATCCAGCAGAAGCGGTCCAACCGACCTCGGACTGGCCGGATGGCAAAGGCGGCGGCCAAACGGGGCAACGGGGCGAACAGTAACGTGATCGTCGGTGCCGATGGCTTCGCGGTCGGCATCCCCAGGTGGCTGGATTCCAACACGGCCAACGCCAAGTATTGGCGGATCATCGACCAGGGCTCGGCCGCCGCTGCGCCCAACTGGCTGGGTCCGATGGTGGACAAGGAAGGCGTCCCCCTGTTCGGCCGCTGGAATCCTGGCCCCAGTCGGTTCAGGAAGTACGAGGCCCTGACTGGCCCCGGCAAGTTGCGCCCGTTCAGCGCCGAGTGGCGCATCAAGAGGATGAACGAGGGTTGGAAGGCTCCGGTGCGATCCACACCCATCCAGGCCAATGAGTTCTACCGCCAGGCATGGAATGAGGTCATGGGCCGGAATGTGATCAAGTACCGCAACGCTCTGGCTGAAGTTCTGGCCGGTGGGTTGGGCTCGGCGCAGGCAGCGAAGTTCGTCAAGCCCATCCGTTGATCTACGAAATCCCGATCCTCAACCCGAAGTAGGGATCGGCAAGCGCCACCCCAACCGGAGGTCAGAATGGCTATCAAGGCAGGCCAGATCATCCATGTCGGAAACGGCTCGGTCCTCGTTGACCGAGTTCAGACGGGCGGCCCTGGCCAGCTCAACATTCCGACCGAGAAGATCTACGAACTCGGCAACTACAAGAGCGTCGGAACGATCCGGGATGTGCCGGACCTGTCCTTCGCCCTCGAATCCTTCGACGTGTCCACCGAGGTGGAGACGATCCTTGCTGGTGCCTACACGGGCCGCAGCGTCTCGGACGCGGTGACCACCAACTCCAGCGCCACCGTGACGTCGGCCACGGCTGCGTTCACGTCGGCTGACGTTGGTCGCGGCATCATCATCACGGCCAAGGGCACCGGCACCGTCAACGGTGTCACCCGCGACTACTACGGCACCATCGCCGCAGTCGGCTCGGCCACCTCCATCACCGTGTCGCCCGCCTTGGGCGCTTCGGGTGGCGGCTCGGGCGTGACGATCAAGATCGTTCCCAACGGCATCGACCTGGCAACGGCCGTTCCCGTGGACATCGCGTCCCAGTGGAAGCCGGGGGAGTCGGCGTCGTCGCCGTTCTCCATCGTCAACTCGGTGGCGATGCCGTTCCTGTACGTCGAGTCGATGTCGTACCGCTTCGGCTACCGCGACAACTCGACGCAGAGCGCCACCCTTCGTGGCGACTCGATCTTCTACAATCCCGGCCCCACGGTCGTGCAGACCGCCGCTGGTTCCGGTGTCGCCGGTCAGTCCATCATCCTGACGAACGGTGCCTACCAGTCCTCGGAGCCCGATGGTCGCTGGGCTCTGTCCGTCGAGGTGGACAACAAGCGCCTGACTCTGGGCGTGGACTACACCGAGACCGTGGGCGCGCCTGTGGCTGGTGTTGCTCCGGTCACCATCGTGATCCCGTCGTCCTACGGCGCGATCCCGGCGACCTCCACGATCCGCGTCATGTTCACGAACAACACGGCGCTGTCGTACCTCCAGAACGTTCACCCCGACACCGCGACGAAGCCCGCCGCGATTCGTGGCAAGGACATCGACGTCTACATCGGCACCGCGCCTGGCGTCGGTCTCGACGTGAACGACTACCCGACCGCTGGCACCTCGTTCAAGATGAAGGGCGTTCAGGCCGTCACCATCGACTGGCGCGCGAACATCGACAAGAACGAGGAGTTCGGCAACTACTACGCGACGGGCGTTGACTTCGACGTCCCGACCGTGAACGGCACCATCGACTTCCGCCCCACGGACCCGGCCGACCTGATGCGGATCATCCAGCGCATCACGGGCGCTCCGGTGGAGAAGGCCATCGGTGCTGGTTCGTCGGTGCTGCTCCCGCTGGACGTGGTGCTCAAGAGCCCCGAGACCGGAATGCCGGTCAAGCGGTTCAACATCCCGGATGCTCGCTTCACGCTCCCTGGCTACCAGGGTCGTGTGCAGCAGAAGGTGGACGTCACGACGAACTTCGAGTCGGAGACCGGCTTGCTGAAGGTCTACGAACGCTGATTCGCAGCAGTACCCGCAACACCCTGGGATTGGAGGACAGCCCCGGCTCGCATTGTCGGGTCGGGGCTGTCGCCTCATTGCAAACGCGATGGGGCCGGAACTGAAGGAGGACTGGCATGTCGAAGATCGACAAGCTCAAGCGGGTCATGGACCTGTTTGAGGAGGGCAAGGAACTTGTCCTGAATCCCAACCGAGGCGAGGGCGAGCCGCCCGCCTTGCTGTGGGTGAACAAGCCGAACTCGTTTGAGGTTGACGAGGCGCGCAACGACGGCATCGCCGCCCGCTCTCTCCGCATTCAGCGCCTGAAGTCTGGGGAAGACCCGGCCATCCGTGCGTTCGATCTGGAGATTGAGCCGCTGACCGATGAGGAGATCATCGAGCGCGTGGTCCAGAACCACTTCGACACCGACTACATCCTGGCGATGGATGACGTCGAGTTGGACGAGGAGTGGACCGCGAAGCTGGAGATGATCCGTCGCGGTGGTGCCGCCCTTGAGGACGCAGGCGTTCCCCAGGATGACCCTCGCTGGGCTGAACTGACCAAGACGTCCGAGGAATACATGGCGGTGCTTCGCGCCAAGCTGGACGAGCGGCAGAAGGCCCGCACCCTCACCTACGACGGTAAGTCTCGCGGCGAACTGCGCGACGACCTGTTGAACCAGTGGGTCGAGCGCGAGGGCATGGCTGAGTTCCTGGCCGAGAAGCGGATCACCGAGATCTACTTCTCCACCCGAGACTGCCTCGCCACGCAGCGGCGTGAGGATGGTCGCTGGGACCACTCAGCGTGCGACCACGGCGTCCGTCTGCTGGATGCTCGCTCAGAGGTCCGGTCGTTGCCTGAAGAGCTCCTGACGGCCTTGCACGACACCCTGTCGGCCCTTGAGATCGACCCGCGTACAGCGGGAAACTCGGACGCTCCGGTGAGTTCCTCCGCATCGTCGGAGCCGCAAAGCGCGCCGGAGGACTCCACTCCCTCTATCCCGGTGGAGACGCCTTCCGGTGTCCTCACGACCTGAGCACCGCGATCTCGGCTGCGCTCATCGCCCTGACCTACCTGGAACTGCCTGAGGAGGACTCACCGCCACAGAACATCTGGCATCACAGCGAGAAGTTGACGGAGTGGTTCGAGCAGGTGAAGGAACGCCGCAAGAACCCAGGCTTGAAACCGATCCAGGATGCCGATGAAGAGGTTGATCTGGATCAGAACGAACTCACGAAGGACTTTCGGAGGTAGACGTGCCCAGCGAGATTTACTCGATCAGGGCGATCCTGTCTGCCCAGGCTGACTACTCCGGCTTCAAGGACTTCGAGCGGGCTCAGAACCAGGCGTATGCCAACCTTATTGCGAACGCCCGTCGAGCAGAGCAGGCGCTGGCGTCCGGCACCCTGGGCCGGGGCAACCCCGCGATCCAGGGTGCCATCCGGGATGCGAACGAGCTTTCGGCAATCATGTCGAGGCTGGCGAACCAGAAGACGATCCTCGGTTCTGGGGCGGGGGATGCGTTCAAGGTTCGCAACCGCGAACTGGACGAGACTCTTCGCAAGTACGGCCTGCTCATCGAGGCGCAGAAGCGCCTGAAGTCTGAGGGCGGTGGCTACGCCTACTCAGTGGGTGGGCAGCGCGGCGTCGCTGCGAACCGTTCAAGCCTTGACGCACAGATCCTTCGGGCTATCGGCCCGCAGATCACTGGCGCACTTGCCGGTGTCATCGGTTCGCTGTCGCGTGAGATCGGCAAGATTCAGGCGCAGAACTTCGCGCTTCCTCGCGGCACAGGTCAGCAGTCCAGCATCGACAACCGCTACCAGGACCGCTTGGATCGCGTCCTCACTCGGTTGGCCGACCGGGGGCTGTTCACGACGCCCGCCGCTGATCGCGCTATTGACGCGGGAGGCCGTCGCCCCTCGGGCTTCCCGGCTGGGGTTCTGCCGACGCAGCGATTCGCTACGCCAAGCCCGGAATCCATCACTCTCTACCGGGCGATGACGGCGCTTGCTTCAGAGGTGCGGCGGGCGCAAGACCCGACCGCGAAGCAACTGCGAGACACTGGCGCTGAGCGTCGAGGTCTCGTTGCCGACGCGCTGATCAACAGGGCTGGTGGCCTCCGCGACGGTGCCACTGACCAGATCGTGCAGTTGGCCGAGTCCATCCGTGGCGATGCTCGCGCCCGCGTGAACCAGACGGGCATCCTGCCGAGGTCTCAACTGGCAAGCCTGTCAGCAGAATCGCTGTCGGCACTTGGTGTGGACCCGGCTGTCGTTCGCGGAGGTCGGGGCACTCGCGGCCTTGGGCTTGGGGGCTCTGGCGGTCTTGACCTCGGCGTGGGCGGCCCCAGGCAGCAGTATCAGGCAATCGTCGGCGGTGCGGTTCTCCGTGAGATGGAGGCCCTGGAGCGCCAGTTCTCGGGGCTGAAGAGTACGGCGATTCCGCTGCTTGAGGCGGGCACCCCCAACTATGCCTCCCGAGCGGCACGGACCGCCTACGAGGCGATCACGCGGGGACCGCAGGACACGGGCTACGGATCGCTGGCTGACCGCCAGCGCCGCCAGCAGTACCTTGACGAGCAGTTCGCTCAGAGGGTTCGTCAGGGGACGGGGCAGCCGCTCCCCGCGTTCGGCGGCCCGTTGAACGCCTACTCGCGCGGTGGCAGCCTTCTTGCCGGTGCCAGGGGCGAACTGCTCCGCGACATGATCGAGCCGGGCCGTAGGCTTGGCCGTGAGGCAGCACGTTCTTTCCTTGATGCGATCCGAGGCACCGGCCCGCGTGCAATCACGCAAGGCGTCTATGGCCCGAGCAACATCGCGCCCTTCAGTCAGGCCCCGCTGCGCCCGTTGGGCGTTGACGCTGGCTACTTCCAGGCGGCGAACAACGCTCGTTACGACGCCATCACGGCTCGCTACGGCCAGTCCTCAGTCGTAACCCTGACCGAGGCGCAGAAGGCTGACATTGCGGCGCGGATTCCGCGTGACTCCCTGACGGCTGGCTTCAGCGGTGAGCAGAAGCTTCAGTCAACAGCCCTCACCGCAGCCATTAGGGGTGGGGCAACGCCGGAAGAGGCGATTGCTCAGGTCGCGCAGGCCGCTGGCGTCTCCACCAAGGCCCTGTCGGGGCTGTTCGACATTATGCGCGAGCGCGCCCTTGCGCTGGAGGCCGAGGCTCGGCGTGCCTACGCGGCGGAAGAGGCTCGCCTTGCGGCGCTTGGCGGCGTCGTTGATCCTCGGATTCGCAACGCCGCGCTAGGTGCAACTAACGTTCTACCCGGCTCAGGCACTCCTTTCGCGCTCGGTCTGCCAGCAGCGAACCTCCCCTCTCGCCTCTACCCGAACCCGATCTACCAGGGTTACGTGGGTGGCGCTCGTTCGCAGTTCTCCCTGCCCTCCGGCACGGGCCAGAACCAGCAGTCGTTCTACGTCCAGGCCCCTCAGGCTGCCGCTGGCGGCGCAGGTGCTGGCGGTGGCGGTGGCTTCTACTACAACATCCGTGGTGGCGGTGGCTTTGGCCCTGGCGGGCCGATTGGCCCCACCGGCCCCGGTGGGC